CAGATGCTAAGACAGAAGACGGTGGTACTAATTATTACAAAACAGTAATTAATGATAATTCAAATTACGTCTGGTGGGCTAACGACCGCACAAATGCAGTATCTAATACTGCTGTTAATGTTGTTTCTTCAACAAATACACAAGTTTATACAAAGTCATTTGTGGAAGGTCAAGACGGTAATGACGAATCTAATGTAGAACTTGGTACACTTACCGCTGCATATGATAAGTTCAAATCAGCCGAAGACATTGATATCTCATTACTTCTAACGGGTAAGGCTCGCGGTGGTACAAACGGTGAACAACTACCTAACTACTTAATTGATAACATTGCTGAGACAAGAAAAGACTGTTTGGTCTTTGTTTCACCTGATCGTGCAGATGTTGTTAATAATGCAGGTCAAGATGAAGAAGATGATGTTGTAACATTCCGCAACTCACTTCGTAGCACATCTTATGGCGTACTTGACTCTGGTTACAAATATCAATATGATAAGTACAACGATGTTTACAGATATATCCCATTAAATGGTGATAGTGCTGGTCTATGTGTTCGTACTGATAACTTACGTGACCCATGGTTCTCACCTGCTGGTTTCAACAGAGGTCAGATTAAGAATATTGTCCGTCTTGCTTGGAACCCAAATAAAGCAGAACGTGATGTTCTTTATAAGGCTGGTATTAACCCAGTGGTTACATTCCCAGGTCAAGGTACAGTACTTTACGGTGATAAAACATTGCTTTCTAAGCCAAGTGCATTTGATCGTATTAATGTTCGTAGACTATTCATTGTTCTTGAAAAGGCTATTTCTACTGCGGCTAAGTTTACCCTATTCGAATTCAACGATGAGTTCACTCGGTCACAGTTCAAGAACTTGGTAGAACCATTCCTACGTGATGTACAAGGTCGTCGAGGTGTAACCGATTTCCGGGTAGTATGTGATGAAACTAACAACACCGGCGATGTTATTGATCGCAACGAATTTGTTGGTGATATTTACATCAAACCAAGCCGAAGCATCAACTTCATTCAGCTTAACTTTGTGGCTGTACGAACTGGTGTAGAATTTTCTGAAGTCGTAGGTCAATTCTAAGCTATAAATAGATAAAACAAGGAGACATATAAATGGCATTCAATATTAACGACATGCGGTCTCAATTGGTGACAGGTGGTGCTAGACCCACTTTGTTCCAAGTAAGACTTCAGAATCCTGCAAATGGTGCGGGTGATGTTAAGTTCCCATTCATGTGTACGGCTACCCAAATTCCGGCTTCAACTGTAGGTACTATTCCAGTTCTTTATTTTGGTCGAGAAGTTAAATTTGCTGGGGATCGTACATTTGAACCGTGGAATGTTCAAGTTCTTAATGACGAAGACTTCCTGATCAGAAATGCTCTAGAAGAATGGTCAGGTAACCTTAATAAACATGAAGGTAATATCAGAGAATATGATGCTCCATTGCAGTATAAGTCTACTGCACAGGTAATTCAATATTCTAAAACTGGTGTGCCTATCCGTGAATATACATTCCATGGTATTTGGCCGACGCAAATTGATCCAATTGATTTGGATTGGAGTAACCAAAATGCAATAGAATTGTTTGGTGTTACATTTGAATATGATTGGTGGTCTGTATCAGGTGGTTCAACTGGTAATGCAGGTGGCCCCGTTTAAGAATTTGAAGGGATAATATTATGGAATTATTTGGCTGGAAAATTCAGCGGAAGAAAGAAGAAGAACAAAATAATTACGAGTCTTTTGTTCCACCTAAAAACGAAGACGGCGCCTTAGTTGTACAAGAAGGCGGCGTCTTTGGTACTTATGTAGATCTCAATGGTGCCGTCAGATCTGAATCTGAATTAGTCACAAAATATAGAACAATTGCGGCTGATCCCATAGTGGATCAGGCGATTGCTCATGTGGTTAATGATGCTATTGTAGAAGATGCACAAGAAGATACTGTAAGTATTAACTTAGATAATCTAGAAGTCAAAGATAACATTAAAGAAAGAATAATTGAAGAATTCAACAATGTACTTAATCTGTTAGAATTCAACAACCAATCTTATGAAATCTTTAAACAATGGTATATTGACGGTAGATTATATTACCACACTATTATTGATGAAAAAACACCTAGGCAAGGTATTAAAGAACTTAGATATATTGATCCAAGACATATCAAAAAGATCCGAGTTGTCTCTAAAGATAAAAATATAGCTAATGTTACTAAAAAGGTAGACGAATATTATATGTATAGTGCTGCAGGCTTTAATGCAAAGACCGCTGCTACTGGTGTACCTCAAAACATTCAAGGCCTTAAGATTGCCAAGGATGCTATCACATATTGTACAAGTGGTTATAGTGATCCAGATGGTAAAATGATTCTATCATATCTTCATAAGTCTATTCGACCTGTGAATATGCTTAGAGCTATGGAAGATTCGTTAGTAATTTACCGTATTTCTCGTGCACCAGAGCGAAGGATCTTTTATGTTGATGTAGGTGGTTTACCTACAGCTAAAGCTGAACAACATGTTCGTGATCTTATGACTAGATTTAAGAATAAGGTTGTTTATGACTCTGAAACCGGTCAAATTAAAGACGACCGTAAATTCATGACTATGTTGGAAGATTTCTGGTTACCAAGGCGTGAAGGGCGTGGTACTGAAATTACAACACTACCTGGTGGCCAAAACCTAAGTGATATTGATGATGTTTTATACTTCCAGAATATTCTCTATAAATCACTCAATATCCCTACAAGTAGACTACAACAAGAAGCTACCTTTAACTTTGGTAGATCAACAGAAATTTCACGTGAAGAAATTAATTTTGCTAAATTTATAACACGTCTAAGATTTAAGTTCTCTGATCTGTTTATGAAATTGCTTGAAAAGCAATTGTTACTTACAGGTGTATGTAACTATGATGATTGGTATTCTTGGCGTAATGATATTGTTTTCGATTATGCTATTGATAACTATTTTGAAGAACTCAAAACAATTGAAATTGCAAGAGAACGCTTAAATATCACTAAGGAAATTGATGATTATATCGGTAAATACTATTCACATAACTATGTACGTAAGTACTTCTTGAAACAAACCGATCAAGAAATGAAACTAAACGACGACCAGATTGAAGAAGAAAAGAAATCTGGTAAGTATAGTGATGAAGATTTTGATCCAAGTGATACAAACTCTACTAATGCAAATGTCTTTGGCAGTGCAGAAAAACCTAGAAGAGATGCACCAAAAGATGATGAAGATGATGGTGGTGAAGATGAGAAAAGTGACTAGTAAATTCTATTTTTTATAAATAATTCATAAACAAATGGAGAACTGTTATGACTGAGATTAAAGATTTTATTAATGCTGCAGTAAACGATATGCCAATTGATGCTGGTAAAGCATTCAATGAGCTTATGAATAGTCGTGTTGAAACTGCATTAGATGCACGTGAAGCAGATCTTAGAAATACAATTTTTAATAACCCAAAGGACCTGGAGGACCTGCAAGATGGCGAATAAATTTTTAAAAAGTGTTGTAGAAAAGTATGAGCCCAACAGTCGCGCAGGTGATGAACAAGCTTTTCTTGATAAACACGTAGTAGCAGAATATGATCCTGCCAATGTTAAAGGTAATGTCCTTGATCCATCTTTAGAACACGTAGGTACAATTGACCGTAATAAAGATAATCACGGTTATAACCCAGGTGAAGATGATGCTGTTAACGAAGAACTTTTAACAGATGAAGAGCTAACAGTTGAAGAAATTCTTGATTTAATGCAAGAAGAATTTGAAGAAGGTGAACTAGAAGAATTGAAAGAAATGCTAGAAACTGAAGAAGGATATGATGATATTCTCAATACAATCTATGAAATATTTGAAGAAGAATGGGAATTAACCGATAGTGAAGAGATCAATTAAATGTCATCATTTCTCAAAGTAAATAGTTTAGAAGAATCTGTTAATACTACACCAACAGCAGTTAGTAATGCTAAAGTAGTAAGATTATCTAATTTTGAAGCTGCCACAAATGTCTTAATTACACAAAAGAATGATGGTGGTGATACATTATCTACTTTCACATTAGGTTTTGCTGGAAGTGATGAATCTACCGTATATTTGATAAAAGCAAAAGATGATACAATTGAAGCTGATGGTGATGCTTTAAATCTCAAAGCAGTTTCCGTGGCGTACTACTAAATTAGGTAATTTTATAAATATTATTAT